TCTCAAATCTCTCAAGATTTCTCTATCAATTTCTGCTGCAACTTGCTCAGATAACAATGCTGTCAATTCAGCTTCAGCGTCAATGTTGTGGAAAGCCGCAACGTCTTGAGCCATTTCAGGAGACCATTGTGCTCTTAATTTTCTTTCAGTTACAGAAACTGTTACTGACATTAAGTCAAATGAAACCTCACCGATTCTATCTTCAAATTCCAAGTTCTTATAGATTCTATAAGTAGGAACGAAAGCGTTGTTATTAGCTGTTGAAGAAGAGAAAGTAGAACCTGTATAACCGTCCATAGAACCTCCACAAGTAATACATACTGGTACTTGTAAATCAACTTCCAAATAAATGAAACCTTGAACGTCACAAATGTTGTCGTATTGACCACCACCTGTTTTACTGTTAGGGAAAGTTAATGTTTGGTTGTTGTTACCGTATTGAACGATACCTTTACCATATCTTTGAGTAACAACTCTGAATAAGTAAGGACCTGATCCACCACCGTTACCTGATCCAGCAGTAGTTGTGTTAGTACCGATACCCCAAATAGTCAAATCAGACAAGAATGATTCGTTGTCGATTGGGTTACCATCTGGTCCGATTAATTTACCCGCTGCGTCAGATGCGAAACCTGACATAATAACTAATACTTTTCTGTAATCAGTTAAAGCGTAAGCTGCTGGTTCTAAGTTTAATGTTGTGTCATTCCAAAGTGCGGTTACTGCAGTACCTGTTACAGCTGAGAACTGACCTTTAGAATAATCAAATAAACCTGGAGGGTCTAATGCTGGTTCAGTACCTTCATAAAATCTATCATAAAGATCTTTACCTGTATTGTAGTCATAACCTGCGTTAGGACTAGCTGGACCGTTTGGTGCTCCGTAAGGTGCGTAGTGTGTTCCACCATCACCGTATTCAGCTCCACCAGTTTCGTAATTTTGAATGTTTGGTACGAAGTAGAATAATTTACCGATTGGTAAATTCATAGCTTGTACTGAAACGATATCATTTGCTAATAATTTAGAGAATACACGTCTAACGATTGGGAAAACCACTGTTTCAAAAGCTCCTGTATCAGAAGTAGATGATGCTTCATTGATTAAAAATGATGCTTGGTTTTCGTATAATTGTGCTACGTTTTCTCTCATGTGACCTTTAAGACCTTCTAAAAAGCCTAATTTGTCCCATTTGTTGATTGTATCTTCTTTGATAACTTTAAGGTGCTTAAGACCGATGTTACCAACAAGACCTGATTCTAATAATGCTCCCATTTTAGTATTGTTTTGTTTTTTAATTTATTTTTTATTAACCTAATTTAGACATCAAATCTTTCATTCTTAAGAACTGAGGATTTTCATATGTTTTTGATTCAATTAGATTAACGGATGAACCTGTAGAAACTTGTTTGTTTAATTTTGTTTCAACTGATTCAGTAATTGGTTGTGTGTCTCCTTTAGTTAATTCATCTTTGATAGACTTATAAAGACTTTTTGATTCTTTTAAAGTTTCAACTCCGTCAAATCTTCTAAGGATATTTATTTTTTCTTTTTTAGTTGTTGAATGTTCTGTGAACAATCTTGTAGCGTAAGCTAAGTTTGAATTGAAGATTGCAACTTCATTAAGTTTTTCTCTGAAAACATTCAATGCTTTTCTATATTCATCGTTCTTTTCTCTCAACATACTAACTTCTGCGTTTGTAGATTCTACTTTAACTCCAGAATTACTGTAATTGTAATTTCTGTTGTTTGTGATACCTTTTCTCAAACCTCTGCCTTCTTTAGAACCCATACCATAAGTTCTTGCAGCTTCTTTAGTTTCAGCTTTTTCAAAACCAGCATCATCTCTACGAGCTTTAGTAGATTTAAGATCTTTTGAAGCAATTTTACCGTGCTTCATAGCCAATCTTTCGTCTTCTTTATCTTTGTATCCTTGACCTTCTTTAGTTTCAGCTTTAACAATTTTAGATTTACCTTCCATGTTACCACCTTTCTTGTATTCAAATTTTGCTTTACCAGTACCTACTGATTTAGGACCTTGTTTTTTGTCCTCTTTAAATCCGCCAGCAGATTTCTTGTAAGCGAATTTAGGTCCTGAGCCAATTCCAACACCTTTAGGTTTAATTGTTGATTTACCTTCTCTAATGTAAGATTCATCCACGTCAGAATCATCCATATCAGAATCATCTTCATCCATTTCCATATCAGAATCATCTTCATCCATTTCCATGTCTGAATCATCTTCGTCCATTTCTTCAGAATCATCTTCATCCATTTCCATGTCTGAATCATCTTCGTCCATTTCTTCAGAATCATCATCATCTAAATGAATTTCATAAACAACTTCATCCATTTCCGTATCTGAATCATCAGATTCTACATCATCCATATCAACTTCTGATGTGTCTCCATTTTTAGAGAAAATAGCATCAATAACGTCTTGTACTGATTCGTCTGTTTCTTGGTTCATAATTTCATCCATTTCATTCATATTTATTTCTTCGTCTTCTTCAGACTCACCAAGCTTAACAAGATATTCTGTATCAGCGTCATCATCTGTTAGGTGAATATTGTTACCATCTTTTTTAACGATGATACCATCTTCTTCACCCATAGCTTTGAACACTTTCAGAATTTCTTCGTCAGATGCATCAGTTAAATCTATAGGACTTTCATCTTCTGAATCCATGTCAATGTCTGTATCTACATCCATATCCATTTCATCGTTATCTACATCCATATCAACGTCTGTATCTACCTCAGTATCTACATCTGTGTCATCTATGTCTGCATCTAAATCTAAGTCAACCTCTTCTTCATCATCTTGTTCTGAGAGAGATTCTTTTACTAATTGGTTGATTTCTTCTTTCATTGTAGAATGAAGTATTCCTTTTGCATTTTCGGCAATAGCTTCTTCAACTTGTTTCATTTGAATAAGAGCCTCTTGTACTAAATTTTTAGTTTCTTGCATGAAAAATTATTTATTTAACTTATAAATAGTGTCAACTTGAAAAAAGTTTATTTTCTAAGCTATAAAGTGATTTTATTTATGATAAATAGTTCCTTAAAACAAAAAAAGTGGTCATAGACCACTTTATTCATTAATTAATTGATTTTACTCAATTACTTCGTCAATTTTACTTTCAGATACTGAAGTTATTCTCCAATCATGTGTGAACCCTTCATACTTCTTAGTTACCTTTGCTTCAACATCAGTTACAGAATAACCTCTAACAAGTTTTTCTTCTCTAATTTTTTTAATTTTTCCTGAATTCTCATCAGGTAAGTCATACTGAATTTTTGCTACAAAATATTTTTCTTCCATGTTTAATTATTTTCCTAAAAAATCGTTTAATTTTTTCATTAAGTCAACAGATTTGTCCACAAATTGATTTGGTTCTTTACGTTTTTTTTCTTCATCTAAATTTTCTTCGTATTTATTTCTATCTTCAGGGTTTGAAAAAAGATATGCTCCAGGGGTTGATGGTGATGATACTAAGTCAAAACAGATTAATTCAAAATCATCTTGAACCTCATTTCTTTCCCCAACTTTTTTAAGTGATCCAACTCCACGAGATGATATACCTAAAGTAACCCCTTGTCTCATTAAGTTTGCAGCAATATCTCCTTTTGTTGATACTACTCCAGTTTCATGAAATCCTGGTGATGTAAGTAATTTTAATTTACCCATCAAAATATTACCTTCCCACCATATTTCGGTGATGATGTGAGATACCCTATCTAAATCAATAAGAGAAGATTCTGGATGATTTAATTCTGATGTTGATAAACCTTTAGCGATAGTTTTTTTATAATTATCAGATTCTCTTTTAAGTATTCTTTCAGGATAAAATCTACCATTTCTATTTGGTGTATCATATTTTTGAAGGACAGCATAAAATTCAAATGGATTTTTGTAATCTAAATTTGATGCTTCTTTTAAAATGTCAGCATTAAGTTTATCTTTTGGAGATATGTAACCCGCATCCATTTCAACTAAGATTCCATGTCCAAGTTCGTTTGCTTCTAATATTCTTAATTTTTTCATCAATTGTTTTAAAATAAATATCTAATAATAGATAGTTTATTGATTAGTTTATTTTTTTGATGTTGAAAAATCAAAATACTTGTTTTCAATAATATTATTATTAAAGATATTTTTAATAATTTTTTTAATTGAATCTTTAATTTCTTGGGATTTAAAATCCACATCAATTATTGTGTAGAGATTAACTTCCAAATTAAAAAATGATTTTTTTCCGTGTGATATTCCACTTGTTCGTAGGTCCAAATCAACAATACTTTTTTCCTTAAAGAGTTCTAATGGAATTGAATTAAAAACTGAATGTTTTATTTCTCTATTTAAATTCCCTACTATTCGGGTCCAATTATCCTGTTCAAATTTTGGTGTAACCCATGATTGTATGTTTATGTATACTGATTTTAAGTTTTTGGAATCTACGGTTCCATAAGTGGATTTAATAGGATTGTACAAATTTATTTTAACACTTTTCCCTTTTTTCATTAATTTTCATATTATTATGCGTTTATTTGTTAAAAAAATAACAAATATAAACTCAATAGTCAAAATTTTTATAAAAAATTAGATATTTTTAATATATGATAATAATTGAAATAAAAAATAACGAGAACATTGATAAATCTCTCAAGTTGTTAAAGTCTAAAGTAATTAAAACAAAACAGAATCAAGTTTTATTTGAAAGAAAAGAGTATAAAAAAAAATCGGTTCTAAGAAGAACCGAACTTTTAAAGG